GCTGACTATATTCAGGCAAATGTAGCCAGTGGTGCTATGATAATGTGCTATATGCGTAACATAGACGGATTGGGCTATGATGCAGGACATAACTATCGCCGTTGGAATTTGATAGCCAACCCAACTTATTTCAATTCTACGACCGAGAAATATGTCTATGCTGCTATCCCCCGCAAGCAGCAAGAGAATGGCACGGCATTGATTGTGTTCCCTTCTGAGCATGTTGATATTTATGGTAAGTCAGCCACCGAAGTTCAGGTTGGCTCTGAAGATTATTATTACATCTTCCTCGGTGGTGTTATCAGTCCTTCGGTTGTTGGCGGTGTGTTGCAAAACAGAACGTGGACACAACGCGTTGATACCGGTAAATTGGCTTCTGACGAAGCTATCGCTGCTGGCGGTGATAATACTTGGTGGATCTATAATGCTGTTGATGACACGGTGACTTTTTTGAAGGCTATTGTTCGTGCCACGTTCGATAATATCGAGGCTAAATATGCGACCGTGAAGAACCTTATTCTCGGTGGAGAAACTTTGACGGGTATAGCTAATGATGAAACTCCCAAAAACTCTCGTGTCGACGTGGTTACGCCTGACTATCTTTTTGGTAATTCTGATGCTCGATATGTCCGTAAGGATATTGATGATAGGGTTTCTTCTATACTTACTTTTCTTAATGGCGTTCACTTTGGCGATGACTTTGAGAAAGATCTTCGTGGTGCTGGCATTTATCGCGACGAACAAGGAAGTTGGCATATCGACACGGATTATATTCACGCACGCAAGAAGCTGACAGCAGAAGAGGTGGAGGTGATGAAAACATCTCACATTAAAGGTAAGGTCGTCAACTCTGCTGGTGGCTTTGTTATCTCACGAATAGAGAAGATTGCTGGTGCTTGGCGGTGCTATTTTGTTCAACAGGATAGTGAAGGCCGTAGGGTGTATAACTCTATGCAAGTGAATGACCTTGCACTGTGCGAGACATTCAACTTGATTGATGCTGGCGGTCAGTTGTCTAATCACTACTGGCATCGTAAGGTTACTGCTGTCGGTACTGATTACGTAGATATTGCAGATAATACAAATGTAGATGACTACGCAAGTGGCAGCGATGTTCCACAGGTGGGTGACGAGGTTGTGCAGCTTGGTAACCTCACTGTTGAAGAAAGACAGAGTGCTATCATACAATCAGCAGCTGGTGAGGGTAGTCCGTACTTTAAGATTATAAAGGGTATCAATAGTTTTACCCTTCCTGACCCTATCTTCTTATTTGATAAGCAGAACTTCGAGATACGTGTCGAGAATCCTGCTAAAAGTGGCGAATATATCCCCTTGCAAGCCTTCTTAGATTCTATGCAGGGGCGCATTAATTCTGTTCAGCAGCAGGCGGACAAGCAGCTTGTTATTTGGTTTGGTGATGCCGTTCCAACACTCACCACTGAACCTGCTAACGAGTGGACAGACGATGCGACAAAGGAGATGCACCTGCATGACATCTACTATAATCGAAGCTATGCAGAAACTGGCGGAGGTCGTGCTTATTCTTTCGAGCGCAACCCTGATGGCTCATACTCTTGGCATGAGATAACGGACGCTGATGTGTTGAAATCGCTTGAAGCAGCTAAGCACGCACAGGATACGGCTGATGGTAAGCGTCGAGTGTTCGTGCGAGATATTCCTACTCCTCCTTACGATGCAGGCGACCAGTGGACCAATGCTACCTTCCCAGATGAATATAACAATGACCTGCTTGTTTGTGTTCGTCCGAAAACAAATGGCGAGTCTTTCGATATTAAGGATTGGCAATCTGCGCAGAATCTCACTTCCGCACGATTCAAGTCTGAAATTAAGACAGCTGCTAACAAAATATCTGCTACTGTTACGAATCTTAAGAATGGGTTAGTTGAAGTCGGTTTTGAACTCGACGGAGAAAAAAAGACCTTTGATATTGTTGCAGACCGTTTCAAGGTAAGAACGACAACGGGTAAAGTTCCTTTCTTTACTGATGGTGAAAAGCTTAATGCTTATTTTATTGATGCAAAGGAAATAGTCGCTAAAGGTATCAAGGCGCAGACTATCGATGCGAAAGGAGCTACTTTTAAAAATATCACCGTTACTGGTGATAGTACATTTGAGGGTACACTCAAAGGCACAAGTGGCTCGTTTGCTTCGTTAGATTGCCTTGACGGTACTAATAAGGTTGGTGGCATTACATTCGGGACTATGGGAAATAAAGGCTATATGGCTTTTACAGGTGATTTGGGAATGTTGGGCGAAACAACGGGTGACATTCGTAAGCGTTTCCATAATTTTTATGCAACTAACATTTATTGTAACAGTCAGTTCGGGCATAAGTCAAGGGTCTGTGCGGTTGTGAAGGACGATGAGATGTTTGTTTATAACGATGGACATATTGAAAATGGTATTCGTATAGGTTTAACTTTTAACCATATAATTATAAATGGTAGAAACATTAATTATTATAGAATCCCAATGTATTCTCCTGGCTTCGGGGGTGAATCTGGAGAGATTTTGGATATTGATAATCTAAAGGCTCAAAAGGGTTCGCAAACCTATTTTGATGAACTTCCAGTAGGTGTCCCTATTGATGTTATTATATTCAATGGTACTAAGAATTTCTGTTATGAATTTTTTGGGATGGGATATGGCAAGCAGTGGACGGTTATTAATGGCAATGATAGTCAAGCTGTGTACATTTTTGACCATCGAGAACTTCGTAAGTTTGAAGGTGGGTATGTGTTTGAATATATGTACGTAAATCCACATTGGTTAACTCCTGAGAAGAGTAATGATAATCTTGGTGCAGGCGTATTCTATACGGCTGGTATTGATTTTGACTGGTAAGAACATTATTAATTTAAAATAAAGTAATATGAAAAAACTTTTAGATTGTATTTACAGGATTTTCGAGAAGTTCGCTGCTATTGGTAGCGACAAGTACTTACACCTCATTGCAGGTCTTATCGTAGCATTCGTGCTTGGTAAGTTGTTTGCACACGTTGAAGCATGGGCGTATCCTGCTATTGTTGGCGTGTTGCTTCTAATGGTGGCAAAAGAGTGTGTTGATTATTACATCCGTAAGGAGCAGTTCGACTGGAAAGATGTAGTTGCTGGTCTGGTGGGTGCGTTTGTCGGAGTCTTAATGTGTCTGCTATGAACTATTTAGAACAATTCAAATACGTAATGTGTAGTGTCATCAGCGGAATGCTGAGCTTATTCTTTCCCATACGGGACTTTATGTATGCTATGTTGATTGTGTTCGGTGTCAACTATATCTTCGGATTAGTTGCAGGACTGAAACATGGCGAGGAGTGGAATTTAAAAAAGTCAATGGTGTTCTTCTATCATTGTTGTTTATTCTTCGTAATGTCAGCTTCTATCTTCATTACAGGCTATTTCCTCCACGCTGGGGAAGAGACACTCGGAGTTGTAAAGGCATTGTGCGGTGTGGCTATCTGGTTTTACTCAACAAACATTGTCCGAAATTGGAGGATGATGCTCATTGAGGATACTACCATGTGGAAAGTAGCCGGCTTTGTATATTACGTTCTGACACTGAAAGCGATAGACAAAGTGCCGTTCCTTAGTGAGTATCTTAAGAGTGCGCACGTGAATGTAGATGACGATAAACCAAAATTTGATTAGACATGGCAAATTTCTCAATAGCGGAGCTGGTACAATCCAGCACCGCTGAACAATTAAAGATAAACAATAATCCTCCTACTATTGTGAGAGTTCATCTTACCGAGACGATTACCCTCTTAGAGAATATTCGTGCGGAATGGGGTAAGTATTGTGAGCGTCACAAAATCGAGAATCCTGCTATCCGTGTGACGAGCGGTTACCGTTCGCCAGAGCTAAACAAGGCTGTTGGTGGAGCGAAGAACTCTGCACACGTCGAGGGATATGCTGCTGACTTGCAACCCATAAATGGTAAGCAAAATGAGTTTGAACGTTTCTTTGCAACTGATTTCTCAAAGAAGGGCTACGCTTTCGACCAAATCATCATCGAAAGGTCTAAATCCTCTCGTTGGGTGCATGTCGGCTATAAGCGTGCAGACGGGAAGCAACGCAGACAGTGTTTCACGTTAAAGGTGTAGTTATGGACGACAAAGAAATTAAATACTACGTGTATTCAATGTTAATCCTTATTGGATTACTTGCACTTACGGCTCTCTGCCTCACAAGCTGTTCACATAGAGTGTATGTACCTGTGCAGTCTATTCGCACAGATACTATCTACATGTCAAGGAAGGATAGCGTGCATATCAAGGATAGCTTAATCACTCGACAGGTGATAAACATCCGTGATAGTGTCGCTATTCATGACAGCGTTGTTATCATCAAGGATGAGCAAGGCAATATCAAGGAGAAATTGATAGTTCGTTATCGTGACCGCTGGCATGCCACTGAGGACAATCTGACGCTTCAAAGATTGATTGACAGGTATAAGGCGAGCAATGACAGTTTGCGTGCTACCAAGAAGGAACACATCGAGGTTCCTAAGGTCATTGAGCGAGAGTTAAGTAGGTGGCAGAAGATAAAGATGGATGTAGGCGGATGGGCAATAGGCGCACTCTCTGCAACTATGTTAGCTTCTATTGCTTATATCATTATTTGGCTTCTGAAAAAGTATAGGCGGATTTGATGAAGCACATCAAGGTATATATCACAGAAAGTCGCACAAAGGATAATCGCTTCGTACAAGCTTCTATCCGTGGCATCGAAGATAATACGGGTGAGAGTTATTCTTCCTCTCACCCTAAACTACTTCAAGATATCATCTGTCACGCTCTATCTCTTGCACATGGAGTTGATATAGAAGGTAATAACGGTTTTACTTATACATTCCCATTCAAGCTATCATAATTATGGCGATAGAAAAACTCTACTTAGAACATAAACAGACAGGCGGACGACTGACCGCTGATGAGTTTAACAAGTTACCCGAGAAGGTCAACGAACTCGTTGATGCGCAGAACACGGAGGAGGAGCGTGTGAAGAAGGTCGTGTCAAAGAACCGCCCCTCGCTCGGACAGCTCTCCAACGTAAATACTGAGGTTGACGAACTCACCTCTGATACGTGTGTACTCGTATGGAATGGTGATCAGTGGGTGGCAATGAAGTTATCTGAACTTAATATTGGGCAAGGTGGTGGAGGACAGCAGCAGACTATCCTCTATTATCTCCGTGCTGTCAATCAATCTCCTTCTACTACGCTCTCAGCCTCTAAGTCAGCAGGCGAGTGTACGATTAAGTTTATGTTCGTGTCTCGCACTAAGGATGTCGGGCAAGCGGATTATATAGATAGCGGTGAGTGGGGAACATACGAAATCTTCGCTAAGGCTGGCGATGGAACTTTCGTAAGTAAGGCTCGTGGTAGATGTCAGTCTAATACCGTGACGACTGTTGATGTATTCAAGTTCCTTGAGAGTGGTCAGAATAACATCATGGTGAAGATCACGGGTGAGGTGACGGGGCAAACCTCCCCTGCGTTGGTGTATTCGATTACGCTGTCTGCACTCTTCCTTTCTATATCTGAGTTCAACTGGTGGAAGGCATACCAAGGTGATATTGTATTACCTTGCTACATCAGCGGTAACATCAGTAAGACACTACACGTGAAGATTACAGGTGAAGGCTACGAGCAGACGTATGAGCGTCAGTTCGGTACTGCCACTTACACGTCTTCACCAGTAGCCTATACCGTTCCTTTCACGAATAAGACGGGTATCTTCCATCTGTCTGCTTGGCTATCGAATGAAGACAACACCGTTCAGACTACTCCAGTAGGTTACGACTTTATGGCGGTGGCTAATAACGAAGCCGTGAAGATGGTTGTTGTGAATAATAAGGCAGAGAAGTTACTTAACTGGTACGAAAATAAAGTGTTGGAATACGCTGTATATGACGGCAAGGCGGTAACGACACCTCTCTCAATCTTGATGAAGAAGGATAACGAGGTCCTTCAAGAGAATGTGTCTGAGAACACGCTGACACAGACTAAGATGCAATACACGCTTTCGCTTGAGGTTGAGACGATTGACAACTCCGACTTTACAGCGTTAATCGGGTTCAGAACTCACCCAACAGACGAGGTGCGCTTGCGTGACGCTATCCCATTCCCTGTGGATAACTCGCAGGGTTACTCTGCTACAGCAGGAGCGGTATTCTATCTGAATGCTAAGAACAGAAATAACACCGATACCGACCGCAACGTCCTCCGCAATCTCATCAACTCTGATCATATCGGTTCTGAGTGGCAGAACGTTGCCTTCTCTCGTGATGGTTGGGTGACGGATGATGAAGGCGCACGCACATTACGACTGCTCGCAGGTTCTCGCCTTACTATAGATTACAAACCTTTTGAGAAGGAGGCAGCACAGAGTGGAAAAACCATAGAGATAGACTATCAGATTAATAATACCTCTGATTACAATGCAGAGTGTATCTCTATCGCTATGCCTTATCAGAAGGGTTATATCGGATTGAAGGTTAAGCCGTCTTCTATTATGTTCGCAACCCGTAGTGAGCGTAATCCTGATGTGCAAGCAATGAATACAGATGATGGTGTGCGTATTCGTCTTGCTCTCGTGATTTCTCCTAAGAAGTACACCTACGTCTTGAATGGTAATACGTATTACCTTAACCTCGTCTATCTCTATATTGACGGTATCGAAGCTCGTAAGTTCGCCTACTTGCTTACCGACTCTATGCAGATAGGTACTGGAGGCGATATTGTCATTGGTTCTGATAAGGCGGATGTTGACCTCTATTCTATTCGTATATACGACAGCGCAATGGACGCTGCTAACGTACATCAAGACTATATCAATGCACTTGCTACCGTAGGTGAGAAGAGTGCCGAGAAATTGGATAATGACATCTACGACACGCTCGGTACCACAGTCGACTTTGATAAGGTCCGTGGAAAGGTCAATGTGTTTACTTTTGATAAGCCACTTCCTGCCTACGAATATGGTAAGTCATACAAGCCTAAAGGCACGTTGGAAATCTATCCGAAAGATGGCAATACGAACCTTAACCGCTTGACGATTACCAATCTTCAATTACAAGGTCAAGGTACATCTTCTATGCTTTACTACCTATGGAACTGGAAGGCAAAGGTTGCGAAAGACACAACTATCATATATGAGGATGGTCAGACTACACAGAAAAAGTTTGAGTTATTCAAGAACTTGCCTAAAATCTCTAAGCTGACAGCGAAGAAGAATATTGCATCTTCAATGCAGTTTCACAAGATGGGCAGCGTTAACTCCTTCACCGACCTATGGAAAGCTGTAGGCTTAACAAATGAGGGTATTGAGCAGGATAGCGAAGCCCGAGTTTCAATCTATCAAGAGACATTCTGTGGTTTCGAGAAACAGACAGCAGAAGACGGTACTGTTACATACAAGTTCGTCGGTCTCTTTACTATAGGTCCTGATAAAGGTGATGCAGCCACCTTCGGATATGACAAGGACCTTTTCCCCGACCTCTTATCTATCGAAGGCTCTGATAACTCGCCACGCTTGACACTCTTCCAAGTGCCTTGGGACAAACGACGCATCCGCTATAATACGGAAGAAGAAGCGTATCAGTACCAAGTCTCTGAGCTCTCTTGGGAGAATTGTTGGGACTTAGACTATGCTGACCTCCCTGCTGATGATAAGACAACAGCAGACAATGAGACCCGTCAGCGAGCAGAGCAACTCGTTGAGTCGTATATCACGGCTTACAATATTGTGTATTCGTGCAATACATTTATTGATCCTTTCAATGGAACGCTTGACGAGTTAAATGCTGATCCACACTCAACACACATTGAGTATTGGATTGCAAAGGCTGGTGATGAAAACCAATACAACCTATACTATTACGATAGCTTGTATAAGAAGTTCTGCCCTTCAACACTCGATAGCGGTGCAACAGTGGTTAATCTTCGTCAGCAGTTAGTCGGTGATAAGTACGGCTTAACCGAAACGATATTTAGCTCAGTTAATGATGTCGCTAAGCTCAATGAGTTATTCAAGTCAGCACGCATTCAGAAGTTCCGTGCTGAGCAGCCACAGGACTGGGACATCATGGACCTTCTTTTTCATCAACTATACGTAGAAACAACAGCAGCAACGGATAACTGTGCGAAAAACATTTATCCGTATAACTTTAACAAAGAATAGAAATGGCAAAGAGTAAATGGAAATTCCGTCAGGATGACTTGGATACAATTCTAACAGTCATCAACCAAGGTTTAATGAAGAAACCTTACTGGGTAGAGTTCCACGACACATACGATGACGGCACACCAGTATGGAATGGTGAGAAATCCGTGTTATGGAACTTGATGGAACAAGCATACCCCGATGAGCGTGCGCAGATGATGCGTCGTATGCTTGCGAAGATGGAGGAGCTTGGAGGACTACAGAAAGGTACGCACCAGCAGAAGCTCTTTGCGTTTTTCGAGAAGTATTACTTCTCAGTAATTGAAAACTTCTCATCTATGCTCTACAATGAGGATGGCAAGATGTATGAAAAAATGAAGCTCGCTATGCTTCAAGGTAAATATACTAACGACACCGACCCTCTTGGTCAGTCGCTTGGTGATGGTCAATCTCCTGAGGTTGCGTGGGTAAAGAAGCGCATCCAATACCTTATGTCTAAGTATTCCTTTGGCGACTACGACGCAAAGACCGCTGAAGGTGCGATTACTGTTCGTACCTCTGCGCAGGCGGATGCAACGACTAACTCTATTACGTTACGCTTGACACCAGCCATGAAACTGTACCCTACTATTGCATACGGTACTACGATTATGCGTGGCAACCGCACTGATGCTGGTAAGGCTTGTGAGATTGTAGTCGATATTAACGGCACGTCAGACCAGCAGCTATCTGTCAAGTCTGCCGACTACCTGCTCGATATAGGCGATTGGAGTTCGTATGTAATTAATGGTGCGCTCTCTATTATTGGTAAGCGACTCAAGCGATTGAAGCTCGGTGATGAGAACGAGCAGAAAGTGAAGATACTTATCTCTTCGCTTACGCTCGGTAATACCACCTCATTAGAGGAGATAGATGTTCAGAACATCTCTACTCTTGGAGGTTCACTCGATATGCGTAGTAACTTTCGTTTGCGCAAGTTCCTCGCTGGTGGCTCATCGCTAACCGAAGCACACTTTGCTGATGGTGGTGCGCTGGAAGAAGTCGACTATCCTGCTTCCACATCATACGTGGAATTAAAGAATCTCGATAAGCTCACCAATGAGAAGTGTAACACCGAAGCCTGCGCTCCTAACGTTATGAGTTACTTCGTGAGCGGTTGCGACAATCTTCAGCCGATTAAGATGCTCATTGGAATAATGGATGCGCAGGTAGGACAAGTGCCTCACTCCCTGCGTTACGTGCGCTGTGTCGGCTTCAATGAAACATTCACGGATGGACGAGCATTCGATAAGCTGTCTCAGTTAGTCGATGGAACATATCAAGGAATTGACGCAGAGGGTCAGTACGGCAACGACCCTTACCCAGTTCTCGACGGCACAATCAACCTCACCACAGGTGCGTATCGCGATACCTACGATGCGTTGATGACTCATTACCCAAAACTTAAATTGAACATCGCTAAGTGGTGGATTCGCTTCGAGGACCCCGAGGTGAAGCGCATTTGCGTGGAAAATTGGGACAAGGACGGTGACGGTGAGCTCTCTATGGAGGAAGCCGCAGCTGTTAGTTCCATCGGGACTATATTCTACAATATAAAAACAGATAACCTATCAGACTTGAAACATTTTAAAACAATCAAGTCCCTTCCGTCTACATCGTCAGCTCCTCGTTCATACTTCTACAATACGAAAAGAATAGATATACCTGAGAACGTTACATCACTTGGTCGTTATGTGTTAGGTTTCAATTTAGCAACAGTTGTCGTTTTTCATGGGAAGACTCCTCCAAGTCACGAATGGACATTTTCTAACACAACAGGAACTTACGATACATGTACACCTAATGGGTGCAAGTTTTATGTCCCAGATGAGAGTTTGGAAGCATATAAAAAGGCTTTTACAAGTAACCCTGCTCCATTAAGAGATACATCTATTATTCGCCCTCTAAGTGAGTATCACGAATGATACTTACTCATAGGGAGTATCGCTTTTGCGAACTTGCTATAAAAAGGGACTTGCTTGTAAAGTTCAACGCTTCCGTCTGGAACATATAGTGTTGTGCCTTTGTTGGCAAACCACAAGAAATATGCAGAAGGGTCGGTGTTCTCAGGAGGATTTTCTGCATGTAGTATAACTCGTTTCAACGAATAAGCACCATTTATTACCATTCCGAAGGTAAATCGTATATCCTTACTTAATATAACTATTTCTTCGACATCATAACAATTCAGAAGTAATCCACCACTTACTTTCTTTAGCGAACTCGGATAAACTACACGCTTCAAACGCTTACAGTCTCTGACAGGGGCAAAGCTTATCTGTTCCCAAAGGTGCAGAAAACTTAGGTCTAAATCCTTAATAGAGTCTTTGCCTATGAATATAGTTCCGATGGGATTAAAACGGTGTTTAGATACTGTTTTAATCCCATCGGGACTATCTTTTCAAAAGCAAATATATCGTATTTTGACGAGTTTAGATTTTTCCCAGTAAAACGTATGAATAATACCTTTCGAGGCAATATGAATTTAAAACGGGTAAGTCTTCCTAAAACTCTCGTCGATATGGAGTACGCTCTATACGGTGCAAATTCTCTTGAAAGCATTGTTATCCCCCAATCAGTTCAAATAATCTCCGCACTTGAATTAGCTGATGTGAATTTATTATATGCAATAGTTTTACCAGAAGTCCCTCCTACGTTTCATGATAGAGCTTACTACCCATTCGACAAGATTTATGATACGACTCATAAAATAAAGAAATACAAGATATATGTTCCTGATAATAGCTATACAGAGTATGCTAAAGCTTATTTATGGAGTGAATATGAAAAGGTCGGGCGACTTGCTAAATTAAGTCAATTTCGTACGGATTTTCCTAATGAAAGTTACTTTGAATCAGAATTTTAATCCCATCGGGACTATCTTCCAAGCAAGTAATATCGTTGACCCTTCTAAGGACTTGGAGGCATTCAATATAGAGACAATCCATCAAACCAGTTTTGAGTCATGCTCTAAGCTTCGTAGAATAAAATACCCACAAGGTATAAGACATAATATATTCGCTTTTCGTGGGTGTCCCTCATTAGAAGAGATAGATGTGAACGAAAAATGCACAGACATTATATTCGCTACGAATGCTCTTATAGGTACTAACAAAATGAAAAGGATAATTCTAAGACAAAAGAATGCCTTTGAAATTCCTGATTTAATCTATCTGTTCTATAGAATTGATTATCCAAGAGATATTAAGATATACGTTAGAAACGAGTTAGTGGATAGATTTAAGAGTTTACATTCTGGGAAGAATATTAGAAACCATTTCGCACCTCTCAGCGAGTATCAAGGGTGATACTCGCTGAGGGGTTCAAACCCTAATCCTTGTGCAAGATTAGCTAAGCGATATGCATCTACACTTTCATCAGGAACATATATGTGTTTTATCTTCGCTCCGAAGAACTCCCAATATCCATATTTTCGAGGGGGCTGAGTTCCATGGAAAATCAGATTGTCGATACGTGCTTCGTGAAAGCAAGTACCCGAGAGAAAAGATACAGTAGAAGGTAGCTCTATCGTTCTTACTGTGGCATTACCAAAGGCTCCTGTCGCTACGTTCGTGCAACCTTCAGGTATAACAATAGACTCTTTTACTGTTGTATTTTTGAAGGCTTCCTGACTCAGCTCGACAGCTCCAAACATACCAAGTTCTTTCAGCGATTCAAACGACCCACCTCTAAACATAGTTCCGATGGAACCTTTACCTGAATGCTCGCCTTATTTCTTTGTTAATCGTCGTGTCTTTCACGGCTGAATACACCTGTGTAGTCTTTATGCTCTGATGCCCTAATATGTGTTGTATAATAGGTAAGCTTACTCCCTTACTCAATAGCACAGTAGCGCACGTATGCCTGGCACAATGAAAAGTAATGTGTCTATGTATATTGAACCGCTTAAGCACACGCTTAAGTACCAAGTTACAGCGAGCGTTACAAGGCAACAGAAAGAGTTTACCTGTAGTTGTCTTGTTCTCTTGTACCATTACAGCAGCCTTGCCTCCAAACATCTTAGAGATAGGTATTCTCACCTCGTGGTCTGTCTTCTGCATTCGCATTACAACCCACTTGTTCCGATAGATATTCTTAATGTGCTGCTTAGTTACTTGCACAATATCCGAGAAACGAAGACCTGAATAGACGCTGAATAGAAAACCTTTAACTACTTTCCTCTCCTCTTCTGTCAATTCTTCCTTCTCCTCCTTATCTTCTATCCTCCTCAATTCTCTTTCTGTCAGCGATTGTTTCTGAATATTCTCCGTCTTGATGTGATATTTGCGAAAAGGATAGACAGTCATCAGTTCCTCGTCGATAGCAAGATTGACGAATCTACGAAATATCTTCATAAACTTTGCTATGGTATTAATCGCATATCCAGCATTCTTTAGGAAGTTCTCGAAATCGCATATACATTTATAATCAATCTGCGTAAAGGTCATATCTTTCTTGAATCGTCTTAGAACCGCTAATGCTGCCTTATGATTCGCAATCGTCCCTGCTGTATATGTTTCCTTGTCAATCTCACTTTCCATCCAGTTAAGGAAAAGACTATCTTCCTTGTATGTTATTATTTTTGGATTGTCTATTAGTTGGTTTATATTACCGATACGTTTTACAAAGTATTGTCCGTCTATTTGTATCTGTATTAATGCGTTATGTCCACGTAATTTTATTGCAATGTCCTGAACAATCTCTTTGATGTCTTTCATTATATCTCTTTAGTATGTTCTGCTATCCTGATTTTTGATTTTATAGGGCTAATCATATCTTCTATTCGTTGCTTATCGTTTCCAAAATAAGCACAGTATTGATGATAGCCAGGGGTTATGTCCTCTGTCATGTATCCTTGTATAATACAAGTATCTTTTTCTCCTTCAAAAACAATTAACCCCTCATATATAGTTTTATGCCATACGTAATGTACTTTTGTTTTGTGTTCTGTAAGTTCATTGCTTACAAGCTTTTTTTGATTTTCTTGCGTTATAAGGTGTACTTCTGTTGTCCATTCACGCTGAAGATAGTAATTTATTACTCTTAATAGGGAGACTTTTATGTTTTGAATTGCTAATATTAATTTATGTCTATCCCCTACCATTGATGAACAAGCTTCCATAAATTTATCTACAGTTATATCTCCATTTGTCTGAAAAACATACCAGCCTTGTTCACGTAACAAGGCTGGTAGTTTTCTCGATATGCAACAAGGTTCTTGAAAAGCCATTAGAAATCGTCCTCCTTTTTTTGTTGTTCTATGAATGCTTTTAAGTCAGCTATAAGTTTGCTGAAATATTCACTTCGCTTCTCGTTAAAGCTTTCTATGTTGTTTATTTGTTGAATTGTCAAGTAGTAATCTTCATTTTCGTGTGAGAAAATATTTTCTCTTTGTTTGATATTTCCTCCATTTGATGCCATTATTATATAACCGTTGTATGAGTATCGTACAGCATCTATTTTTAGTCTAAATCGCTTATCTTTGCAGTCGATTGTGATGTCAAATTTTTCTATACCGTCATAGTCAATAGGTCTTCCCATCAGTTTATCACTTGTTACTCGGAAGTTCTTGTTTGCTTTGAGTATAATTTTCCCATTTTCTGCGTCTTCAACTTGAACAGCATTTTTGTAATTGCTTATTTTCCCCGCAAAATAACTCCGAATATAGGCGTATTCTTGTTTAGCGTTTGCATTTGTAGTTATAACTTGGGTAAATCCTCCGTTAGTATCAAAACGGATTGTGTCTTGTGCGTAACTTACTATTCCTATAATGGTAAATAGTAGAGTGATAATCATTTTTTTCATAAGGTTTATTTCTAATACGTTAATATCGCAAAGGTAGTATTTTTATCTTAAAAAATAAAGATTTCTACTGATATAATTTTATTTATAGTAAAACTTTCTTTATCTTTGCATTAAAAAGGATAACAATATGCAGGGAAGTAAATATGCTAAAATTAAGACCGAGACGCCCGATTGGTATGTTGCACGGCGTTTGATGCGTGAAAAGAAGAAGAAACTTGTTGATGCCGCAGCTTTCTTTGGCTTAACTGTTGGAGGAATGCACCGTGTTATAAATGGAGTACCAAATATCATTCAAGCGAAGAAACTTGCAGAGTTTTTAGAAGTCGATTTTAATGAGTTATTTGAATTTGATGATACGAAGAATAAATTTATTTAGTTTTTCTTGTGCATGAAAAATATTTTTATTATCTTTGCATCGAAAATGAAATAAATCTATTGTATGGCAAGAAGAAATGAAGATGATAAAGATGTAAAGGAATATCGTGGCAAGCGTTTCGATATGCGTGCTTTAATGGCTAAATATGATGTATCTATCAGTGATTTGGCTAACGGAACTGGACTTTCTTATGGCTCAGTTCAGTCCCTTATAAGGCTCAATCGCCCCTCTATGACAAATCTTTACAAGATAGCTCAAGCGTTGTCTTGTGATGTGACAGAGTTGTTTCTATCTGAAGATGAAATAGAGAATCCAACTTCTTTTAATAATGTAGAAGAAGAAAAATTGTCAATAGCAACCGATGTTGACGTTAGTGTTTTAGAGCCTTCTGCAACACCTGAGACAAAAACTATTCATGATGCAATAACTTGTCCTTATTGTAGCAAACGTTTTTTGTTGTTAGACTGATAATGTGATTATTTTGATGCTCCTCTTTTTTGGTGGAGTACTTTGTGTAAATTGTTCCTTTTACATTTCGTGTTTTTAATAGTGTAGTCCGAAAGGAATTTATATATTTCTTGATTTTCAGATAGATAAGCAGTGTTTGGTTTACCTAACACTGCTTTTTTTATGTTGAAACAAAAGGAAGAGCGGCCGCCACACTAAGGGCTTCTCTGTCGCCCCAAACCTTTTTTGACTTTAAAATATGCTTACGCCCTCCGAGATGGTCGAGACTCAGAAGGTAGCCGCCCGCTGAGATCTTCGACGCTTAGAAGTTTTTTATATATAATAAGGTGTAAGTAAAAGAATAGTTTTTTATTATTTTTTTTGCAAATAATAAAAATAATACTCTTTTTTCTTGCACAAAGAAAAAACATTTAGTACCTTTGCATTGTCAAAAACAAAAAACAATAACCGCCGAGCAATAGCACGGCACAAAAACAAAAAACAATAACCGCCGGCAGTAGCACGGCACAAAAACAAAAAACAATGAAAAGAAATCTAAAAATCGCGGCACTTGCAGCAATTGCAGCCGCAAACCCTGAAGGATTTACTGTTAACGCTAAAACGTTAACGCCTGTTACATCTGGTTACGCTGTGGCTGTTTGTGCCACTCAAAACAGCTTCGGCCCTGAAGGCCTTGCCGCTGTAGTAGATTACGCAAAAACAGATAAAGAAGTAACTGCCTTCGGTGGCTGGCTTGATTCTGAAACAGGCTTATATTACTACGATGCTGTAATAATCGTTGAAACGCTTGAGGATGCGCGGCAAATTGCAACGCGTGAAAATCAATTAGCTTTTTTTTGTCTTCACGAAATGAAAGAATATCGACTATAATATTTAATTAAACCAGCCAGGCGCAAGCCTGGCACTATTTAAAAGATTATGATACGTATTTCTGAAGTAAAAGCGAAGGGGGTGGCCTCTGTTAAGGCTGAAGTTATAAATGATTTAAAAAGCCGCGGGTATCTGGTCGCTGGTAGTGAACGAGGCGCACGCGCCTTACTTCGTCAATGTGGTATAACTGGGTTTATATATGAAGGGGAATCTGTTACGCGTGTTTTGATTGGCGCGTGTATCCGAGGCTATCAATATAGTTTAAAAGTAGTTGTAACCGCTTTTTATTCTGATTCCGCTTCTTCGGATTACGCCTATAGTATTAGAGTAATTAGATTTTAATTTAAACCGCCAGGCATTAGCCTGGCACTAAAAAACAAAAAAATATGAAACAAACTACTTTATACAATCGATTTAAAAAACTTTCTTTGCCTGCTACCTCTGTAGCTGCTCGTATTATTCGTTATCTGTGCGGCGAACGTACTTATACAACTATGGGGTACGTTGATGATAAAAAATTAATTCGTCCCTGTTTTGCTGCCGGTCGTGGTAGATATATTCACAACGCGGATCATACTTCCGAGGTTTGCGCCTTACTTGATAGATTAGGCGTGAAATATGAGAAAGGAAACGACGCGCCGCGCGGTGGTCTAACTGGTAATTATATTCGTATAATTACAAAAATAGTGGAGGGCTAAAAATGAAAGTAAATAATTTATATCGTTTACAGTTGCGAGTAAATAAGCGTTTTTTTTCTTTACTTAATAAGTACGAGAAAATCGTTAATATCGTTTTGATTTCGCTAAGTATATATACAATATATTTCATATACATGTACGCTTAACAGGGCGGGCGGTCCCTTATAAACCGCCTAATAAATAAACAGAATAAAAAACATTCAGGCGGTAGCCTGAAATAAAAAAACAAAATTATGGAAACAAATTTTAAAAATATTGCATCTATTAAAGAGATTAACGCACGTAAAACAGCCCTAACCGCTTATATCGCACATAAACAGGACGTACCCGCTTTATATGTTGGAACTTATGCAAAGTATAACGCGGGAGACCTTGCGGGGGCTTGGATAGATCTTCAGGCTTGCGAGGATAAGGAAACCTTTTTTAATGTTTGCCGTGCATTGCACGGAGATGAAGAATACCCTGAGTTAATGTTTCAGGACTTCCGGGGCTTTCCTGAAGAATTATATTCGGAGTGTGGCGGGGTTGATAACCTCTATACATATATAGAGGCGTTGGAAAATTGCGATAATCCTGAAGCTCTCGCGGCTTTTCTTGATTATTTTGAATTAGATGACCTTTGTGAATTTGATGATCGTTTTAAAGGTTCTTTTAATTCTGAAGTAGATTTTGCCTATGATTATGTAGATGATAGGGAACTTTTAAAAGATGCGGGGGAATTAGCATTATATTTTAATTACGAAGCATACGCCCGCGATTTGTTTATAAATAACTATGTCTTTATAAACGGCTTTGTATTCTTTAAAGGAAGTTTAAAATAGTAGATAAATTTTAACTTTATAACCTCGTGGAGCTTTTAGCTCCACACAAAACAAAAAAGAATATGGAAACAAAGAATTTAATTAACGCTATTAATATAGATAATATTTATAATCGTGCACAAATATTTTTCCGTGTCGAGCGTTTCGCCCGTGCTGCCTGGGGTGGGTTAACCGTGGAAATCAATGAGAAGACCGGAACGCTTTCCCTATTGAAGGGATCTTATATCCTTTCACGTGTAGCGAGTTTTGAAATACTCGCTAATCAAGAAGGGGATAAAATCTATTTACAGGCGGGAGAAGGTTCGCCCTTCTCCTCTGCCTGGGTCGTACGAGGAAAAGAAGAAGGGGCGGACGTTATGAATGACTGCCCAGCCTGGAAAGCTGCCGAGGCTGCCGCCTGTGAAAATGAAACAAAGCCCTTCGATAGCTTACAAATAGGTGACTTCTTGCACGGCTGGGCGGGCTGGTCTTCTAAAAACGGTTCAGTCTCTGAATATATGGAGGACTTCGCAAGTATAGAAGAAGATTCGGACGGCGTTAATTTTTGCCCTAATTTAATGCGTATTGATAAAATAGTCGAGATGACGGATAAAGAACTTTCCGCCCTTTCTTTCTGGAAATTTAACGGCGGTGTTGACGGTGGCAGCTTCTCGGACGATGCGCCCGCGGTTGGTTTTTCCGCTCTGTCTTGGTCTCAGAAACATAGTTTTATTGATTCCGTTTGTCTTATTCGCACCCCTACGCGCTGGGTTGCTGTTGATCCTCAGGGTTACACATATAGCCGTTACGTTTATTTTCCGCTTTCTTGGCGTGTATTATTTGCCGATTCTTATTCTCAGGCAAAGACTATCAGAGAGGAAAGAAAGCGCAAGGAGCAGGAGGAAAAGGAGGCAAGAGATAAGGCACAGCGTGAAGAATACGCAGCCCGTGCGGCTCGTGCTGTTGCTCTGATGGAAAAAGCAAAAGCAAAAGTATATCAAGAAGATGATAAGCGTACGGAAGTACGATTAACAAGTAATTTAAGGCGTTATTTATCCGTTTGTTTTCCTGAAGTTAAATTTGAAATTAAAAAAAGTAGTTGGGGGTATTTTACCCGTACTATTAGATGGGTGGGCGGTCCAACAGAAAAAGAGGTTAACGAGGTCTTAGAAGTTATGAAGGGGGATCACTGGGCACCAGAAGAAGGGTATAACCCAGGTGAAGAACGTCGCTACCTTAGTAATGATTTTACAGATCGTTATGGGTTCTTAATTCATTGGATATTATACCGCGATTAATTCGGTATTGTTTCTTAATCTCATAATCTTTGCGGGGCTGGTTTCAGCCTCGCACGAAATAAAAAAAATATGCTAAAGGTTCTTTTATATATAGTTTTAACATTGGTTGCGCTTGCGGTGGTTTACTTTGGTGGTCTGGTATTGTTTGCGCTTGCTTGTTTCGTCGTTCCTGTTGTTGGTGGTCGTATGTTTGATCATGAATAACCCGCCCTTTTCGTCTGCTTTTTTTGCTTTATTTGTGGCTAATCTGGGCGGGGTCTGTCTTGTTTTTTTTAGTTCAAAAAGTCCAAATGTCCAGATATGCTATATATAGGGCTTTTGAAAATTTGGAAAATATTTAGAAAATTACAGGGCTTTTGCTTGCCTTGATTATAAAAAATAATTTATGGAAGATTTTAAAAACGTTGTTGAGATAAAAAATAAATTTATTTGTGCTCAGGTCTTTGATCGTGTGGAACGCTTTACCCGTGTTGTATTTGAACTTTTCAAGGTTGAAACCGATTTTAAAGCGGGGTGCGTGTCTGTAGTTCGTGGTGAAACTTTTAAAAAGACTTTAGCGATATATGATATTATGACAGATGACACAGGCGCAAATATAGAACTTCGTGCCAAGTATAGAAGTAAAAAACTTTTTAAGCCTGTTCTTACTGTAGAAGATGGCAGCGGGAAAAGTTCCGATATAATGACCCTTTGCCCCTACTGGCTAACTGCTGAAAAAATGGCTAAGAAGTTAACCTCTGAAGTGCCTTTTAAACATTGGAAGGATGGTTCTTTTATTTTTGGCTGGCCTGGTTCAGTTTGCAAACTGTCTTCTATCCTTGATTATGTCAAGAGCTTTTTAAGGATTGATTCTTATGGGTCTGTTATGGACTTTAAGCCGCGTTTGCTTCACATTGAGAAAATCATCGATATGACGGATGAGGAGTTAACCGCCTTGAATATTCACGACTATACAGGCGGTTTTAAAGGTGGCAGCTTCTCAGAGGACATCGGAGAAGAAGGTCTTTATAACTTGTCGTGGCCGTGCAAACATTCTTTTATACAGCGTGTTTGCTTGATACGTACGCCTTCGCGGTGGGTAGCGATAGATCCACAAGGTTACAATTATACCAGATATGTTTATTTCCCGCTGTCGTGGAGCGACATATTCGTAGATGTCGTTCTGTGTGCTAAAGAGGAAATAAAAGAGGCTGCAAAGCTTAAGAAACGAGAAGAAGCAAAGCAGCAGCAACGACAAAAAAGGGCTTATACCTTGCGCACGAAAAAAGCGGTTAAGATGATGGAGACTTTAGGCGTACAGCCTTTGCGAAAGGATCAACGAATCACAGAGAACCGCCTGACGGAGAATTTAAGGGCGTATCTTTCGGCTTGCTTTCCTGAGGCTACTTTTGACATTCGGAATACTTATACGGCTTTTGATCGTGATATAGTGTGGAGTGGTAGCCCTGACAGATTAGACGTTTCTGAAGCCGTGGCAGTGATGCAGGGAGATGCCTGGGAATGTCGTTCGGCTGAGGACGGACAGACCTACACAATTATGATAGATAACGACTTTACGCGAAAGTATGGAAAATTGGGTATTTGTCGTTTCTTTGATGAGTTTTAGCTCTTTTTAATTCTCAGTGTAAAATGATTAATTTTCATAACTTTCTATATTAAGTTAGCGGGGTTTAGGTTTGGGAATTTCTTAGATTAATCCAGATATTTCTAAGATACTCTTATATAGGACCTCTGAAAAATTGGAAAAATCGTGGAGATTTTCTGACCTACTGCCCGCTTCTTTTTAGAAATTAGTTTTTTGAGAGTTAAATGTCAAATAAGAAAACGTTTTTCATTATTAGAAATAGGTAGGTTCCTGACTATATGAATAATCTTTGAAAAGGATGTGCGTGCAATGATTTTTGTTTATTTCAATATAAAGGAGGTTGAGACAATTCCTATATATAGGGCCTCTGAAAAATTGGAAAAAATTTTAGGATTTTGCTTGGCATTTCTCCTTTGAAAATTGAAAATGGTATTTATGCTTTTTATAGTAATAGAAAATAATTAGATATAATAACCCGTGAGGCAGAATAAAGGCTTCACACAAAAAGAAAAGAATATGAAACAGACTGACAAGATTTTGATTGCTTTAGGCTTTGTAGTTTCTGGCTCTGACTTTGATGAGAAGTTTGAGAATTTTGCTTCTAATTTTGGTGTTCAGTGGAGACCTTCAGACTTGTGTGATGCAATTTCAATGAGCGTAGACAATAATAGTGCAGTGCGTAATTCTTTGGTTTCTATTATGTGGGACCGCGTTGTATCTCATTTTGTTGACAAAGGACTTTGCGAGGAACTCTTCGATTGTGATATTAACGGTTCGTTGGCAACACACTTCTATTATGATGGTGTAGAAGTCTTTTGCGCAGACGACTTAGAAGAATACGTAACGGATTAGTTTATTTCGTGCTCATAGTGAGTATTTGATGAAAGGAGAACTCATAACGCTTATATAAGGCGTAACAATATTTAGATTTCATTTTTCATAGTTTTTGTTTTTAGCCGTGTGGATTTTGTCCCACGGCTTTTTTAATTATTTCTTTCCTTTGAGTATGAATATCAGAGCACCTCCATATAGGATTCTATTTGTCTATAAGTGGATAATGGTGTAATATATTTGATATACCCTACCCTACTGAATTACGGAACTAATATACAAAGTGTTAGTTTTGTTTTTTTATTGCGATGCAAATTGTTTATTATTAATAAGTTGAAGAAAAGTTTTATTTTTAGTAAAAATATCTTCTTAAAAATTTGGAGGATATTTCTTTTTTGTTTACCTTTGCAGTATAATAAATAAATATTAAACGAACCTGTCGGACGAAGTCTGACACAAAACAAAAAGAAATGAAAATCGAATTAAATTCTTCTATCTGTCCTTTGGTTGATTTTACCACGTATGATAGACTATTGTCTGCTTCTTATCTTGAGGACATGAGCCGTGATTGCTTAGGTGATTTTGAAACCGTCACCGTTGATCAGAGTGATGTTGATGCTTGCATTATGAAAAAAATATGCGAGTATATGCAGGATGATATTGCACCGGCATTAGCTGAATATGGTGTAAAATCATTTAGTGTAGGTGAGATTTATAAGCCTAAAGAGTATAACTTTTATCATGATAGTTTTGCTTTCACAGCTGAAATGGAAGAGGATTGGAAAGCACGTGCGATAGCTTTCTTGGATAAGAATAGCGATAACGAGAAACTACATTGTTATATTTCTGATAATTGGAAATCTTGTGATGGATTTTTGTCCTTTATGCCTGAGAGTATGGAAGATCTTAAAGAGGGATTGAGAGTTTTTGAAACGAGTTTTTCAGATGTTTATCTGTTAGGTGCATACCTAACTTTAGCGGGGATTGTTTCAGAAGCAAAGGTTTCTTTTGATGTGTTTGAAGAGGACGTTTACGATTATATTCTTTCCTATACAGATATAACAGCCTCCTATTGCTATATACCAAAGGATTGGCTGGAACTTTATAATGATGATGCTGCTGTTGACGAACTTTATTACAATTTATTAGATAAGATTGGTCATGTCTGGCGTGGAATGAATGCAATTTATGATACACAGAGTTGCGAATCTTATGATTGCAAAGACAATGCTTCACGTATGATTGCGTGGGCAATGAAAAATAACATAAGTGTAGAAGACGCACAGGATATTGCTGCTGGGCGTAAGGTTTATGAATATGGAATGTTGATGTATGCTTAAAGAATATGATTTTAGATATTCGGTTCACGAGGTGGACGGAAAATCATTTGAACTAATAGAATGTAAGACTTGGCCACGCCTGAATGTTCAAGTGCTGGACACTACTCCTGAACGATTTACTGAAGATGTGCCAGCCGTTAAAGCTCGTTCCATGTGTGGATATACAGAGGAGGATAAAACCTTCATCTTGAAGCATGCAGGAGGTGAAGGAAATGGAGAGTTAACACAGGCTAATGTTAAAGAAATACTTGCTGGAATGAAAGATATTATGGAGGCTGCCGTTAAGTGGTGGATAAAGAATCGCTTAAGGCTGAGAAATCCAAAGACAGCATTCTGGAAAGACGTTGTAAAGTAAAACCCTATATAGGGTGTGAATAAATCACTGACTTTTTTAAATCTAAATAGCTGACCTAACGGCTTGACGGGGAAAGTATATGAGAGACTACACTTCATTTATCGGTACCAATGGCAGAGAGGTTTGTCGTATGTCTGGTACTCCAAAGAATATAGCAGCCTTTGAGAAGAGAGCTGAGAACGCAGAGGTTGTTGAAATCGGACGTTATTTTTCGTCTTCGTCTATTTGGCCAGAAGACGTTATTTATTTGAGGAAGGTAGACGGTCGTTGGCAGTCGGGACTGAACAAAGATTATAGAGGGTATTTCTTTTATTATCTTAAGCCATTGAAGATTAACTTTTCTTTGGTTCGTGAGGAAATCTCTGAGGAGGAAGGTAATAAGGCTATTAAGGACGTTGCTCCTGAGTTGACGGAGAGTGCTGCTAAGGTTATTGTCTGGTGTGATAAGAAAGACGAGACGGACGAAGATGGTCGTTATTGGCTGTCAGCCTATCAAGGTGCAGGTGTCTATCGTCTCATTGTTGCTGGTGGCAAGATCCGTGGTGCGATTCGTGGAGGGTTCCATGACTGTCGTAAAAGTCCTCGAGTATCGGCGTTTGGAGACTTGGTTTTTAAGGAAGCCTTGAAATTAGCCGTTGAGAAAGAACTTGGTACGTCAGACTTTCATCTTCTGAAAGCTGATGGTAGTGGTACATATTTTTTCTTACGCAATCAAGAAGATAGTATTTATCTTGAGACGAAAGAGTATGACGTTCCAATGGCCGATAGTACGGGGTGGCATCATAACATAGAAATTAAATCATCGCTAATATAGCGTGAGAAAATAATTGGAAAATATTAAAAAAATAAATAGCTGACCTATCTGGCTTTACGGGGAATGGAAAATGAAAAGATACACATTTAATGTTACCTTATCGAATGGAAACGAGATTCACGTTACTTCGGTTGGTAAGGATAAGGAGGATACTATAGAGCGGTTTATGTCGCTGCCAAAAACTATTGAGTTTATTGGTAAGGCTACTGTTACGGCTGCTCGCCTTGTGAAAGAGGAGGATATCACGTTATCAGCCTTTAATCGTTTCGTTCTACAGAGTAGTAAAAACAAAGGCTGGTGGGTTGTTGGTGATCCAGAAGGAACTTTTGTTGTTCGTTTCAAAGAGGGTGAGTTTAACGAAACTCGAGAGATAACTTACTTACGAGATAGTCCTATGGACGCACTGGAGGAAGCACGTGTGTTGCGTGAAATACCAGAGTGGTTGCAGGCTTATCATCCGAAGGTGCTTTAGAAAATATTAAAAAAAAAGATACGCTATGGATGTTTATTGTGTGCAAGAAACAATAGGTGGGTGGAAACAAACACCTATGTTTGAGGGGACGTTTGACGAGTGTCAGGATTTTCTTGAGACTAATTGCGATTATAGCCGTTCTTCATTTGCGATAGTTAATAAGGACGTTCTTAAGATAGATTATTTATAAACATAAAAAGCTGAGCTACCGGCATGACGGGCAAAATGTATGACGGCAAAAGAATTTGATTATGTTCTTTCTTTATTAGATACAACAATACGTATTGAAAATAATGTAGATATAGAAGATGAACTTAACGAAAATTGTTGTAAGACTGTTTCTGTACTTTTGAAAAATGGTACTTCGATTTGTGGCGTTCGGTATCACATGATTCAAAATTGTTCTTACTTATTTCGTACAGAAACACTTGTCTTTGTTGATAATGACAAATGCTCTAATATTATTTCTCTTGATGATATATCAGGAATTAGTTTTGAAAAAACTTTTAAACGTTAATAAAAAGAAATAGCTGGGCTATCGGCGTGACGGGCAAAATGTATGGAAAATAATAATAAAGAGAATAAAAAGATGACAGCATTGCCTGTTTGGATGCCTAATGCTTGTCCGAAGTTTAACGACAATATGCAGGCAAATTCGCCCTTTATCGTGACGCGTGAGATGACACGTACAGATTTAGGATTAAGTATTATCGGAACGAGATACCCTCGTGTGGTTGCACGGTATGTCTCATTTCCTACGCAGCGTGGTATTACACGAGTACGGAAAGACGGTACTACTACGCAGGCGCAAATTGCTGAGGAAGGTCGACGGTCTTATCTTGATGGTCGTGCTTTGGCTATTGAGAATGGACGTGAGGCTGCAAAGCGGGGTATAACCGTAAAGGAGTATATCGAGGACATTCTTGGTCGAGTTTATGACGAGGAATATGATGAACCACGTCCTGTTGCAAAGGTGCCAGGATTAAACGCTTACCTTGAATTACGTGGATGTATGGATGACTTAAAAGGTAAAGAAGTTGACTGGGCGAGCGTTCTTCATCAGCTTGATTTGATGGCTGAATGGGCACAGAACATTTGGATACATAGGGATCGTAAGTATCGCGCTTCACGTCTTGAAGACCTTCAGCCGCTTGAGGAATGGGAAGAGGAGTATGATCCTGCCGTTTCGCCTACGCTCTATCCTAAGCGTGGTATTGGTTTGACCTATGTGGATTATTCGCGTCGTCCTGAACTCTTACACGTGAGAACATCACGTGATACAGGTATTACGAAAGAACGCATTGCAGAGATTAAGGCGGTACGTCAGCACAGGGCTGATATGAACGCTATGGGCTTTAAGGAGTAAAGGAATGGGGATAGGTCTCAGCTTTATACTGCTACTCTTCCCCTACCCTCCCCTTGACAGTAAAGCAAAGATGCGGGGCATAAATCCCTATTATAATAAAAGGACAAGACCAAATCCGTCCTTGATTGATAGTAAAGACTCTCTGAATGATACTTCCTCATACAGCACTGTCTATGCCTGTTACACCGATAGATGTCATTTGCCCTTCATCTTGATTGTAAATCCTTTCCAATTTGTAATAAATTGGAAAGAATTTGAGATTTCCCTA